CGCCCCCCAGATCTGGGGCTGGCGCAAGGAACCTGGCACCAACCGCCTACTGCAAGTCCGCATCCACGACTACGACGTCCGCCCCCTCAACGAATTCGGCGAAGAACAAGTCGAGGAGATGCGCGTCATCTACCCAGGCCGCTACGACCTGTACACCCTCGGCCAAGAACTGGTGGAATTCACCGCCACCGGCGGCTACAGCCTCGACGAAATCCCCCTTGTCCCGATCTACAGCAACCGCCGTGGCCTGCTGGTAACCCAACCCCCACTACTAGACATTGCCAATCTGAATATCACCCACTACCAACGCCAAGCGGACCTTATCCACGCGCTCCACATCGCCGCCATGCCCACCCTCGTCCTAGAGGGCTGGGACGACACAACCGGTTCCGCAACGATGGGCGTGAACTACGCCATCGCCATGCAGCCTGGCAACAAGGCGTACTACGTGCAGGCCGACGCCACCAGCTTCGACGCGCAAATGCAAGAACTCCAGTCACTGGAGGGTCAAATGTCCACGCTTGGCGTGACCAAACTCTTCGGCCAAAAGTTTGTTGCTGAGTCCGCCGAGGCCAAGCGCATCGACCAAGCCCAAAGCAACAGCGTCCTTTCGATCATCAGCCAAGAACTGGAAAGCGCCCTCAACCAAGCCTTCGCCTTCGCTGCCCAGTACGTGGGCATGGAACCACCCGAAATCACGATTGACCGCGACTTCGACTACTACCGCCTGATCGGCCAAGACGTCTCCGTACTGGCCCAACTGAACCAGATGGGTAAAATCAGCGACGCCATGCTGCTGGAAGTGCTGCGTCGCGGCGAAGTCCTGCCCGACAACATCAACATCGAAGACGAACTGGAAGCCTCCACCACAAACGCACTGGCACTGCCAGAAGCCGCAGAGAACACCGGCGACGAGGACATGGAACAGCGCGAAGAGGAACTCGATTCTTAACTGCTAACCTATAAGTGTCCAAGTAACACATAACTGTGCCTGAAGAACAGCAAGCACCAGTAACTCCTGTGGAGGCTGTTGCCCCTCAGCCTGTGGCTGAAAGCTCCGATCTGGCCACCCAACTCGAAGCGCTTCGTGCGAAAAACCAAGAGTTGATTGCCGAGCGCCGCAAAGACCGCGAAAACCGCGAAAACCTCCAGAAACAGCTAGACGAACTACGTGTAGCCCAAGAATCCGCCAAAACCGCCAAATTGGCCGAATCCGGCGAATTCAAAACTCTCTGGGAACAAGCCCAAGAGACCGTGGCCGAGCTTAAACAACAGCTCGCCGCAAAAGAATCCGAAGTGGAACAAATCCGCCAAGGATTCACACAAGAACAAGTGAAGTCAGCCGCTATTGCACAACTTTCTCAAGCTGGTGCACTGGCACCCGATCAGCTGTATCGTTTACTTCAGGAGAACCTACGCGCTAAAGAAGGACAGCCTGTGGCTGTTGTCGGCGGCGTGGAAGTTCCAGTTGGTGAGTACATCGCCAACTTAAAAAACCCCGGCAGCGGTTACGAGCACCACTTTGCAGCTACGAACCGTGCCGGCATGGGTGTTACGGGTAGTGCCCGCAATACATCTTTCCCCGGCCAAGCCAACCCCTGGTCTAAGGACAGCTGGAACGTCACTCAGCAAATGATGATGCTTGCCAGCGACCCCGACAAAGCCCGGTTGTTGAAAGCCGAAGCCGGCCTCTAGCCCCTGTGGGGCAACCTCCCCAACCTTGACTCCACTGGAGCTACCCAATGTCTGCTTCTAACAGCAACTTCGGGGGAACTTTTCTCTCGAACCTTGTAACTCGCCCCGAGTTTCTTCAGTACACCGCTGAGGGCATCTTCGAGCAATCGAAGTGGGTCCAGAGCGGCATCATCCAGCGCAACGCTGCCCTTGATGCCCGTGCTGGCGGCACCCGCGTGCGCGTGCCTTTCTTCGACCCCATCGCCCCCACCGAAACCCAGATCCTCTCCACCTCCAGCTGGAACGGTGGCCTGGGTTATCTGACCGCCCAGAACGTCACTGCCGACGAGCAGATCATGACGATTCTGCACCGTGGTTTCGCCTACGCCGCAGACGACCTGAGCAAGCTCGGCTCTGGCGCCGACCCCCTGGCCCACGTCCGCAACCAGCTGACCGCCGCCATCAACAAGCTGAAGACCGCCACCCTGGCAGCCCAACTGCTGGGCCTGTTCGGCGGCATCTCCGGCGCTGGCGTCCTCGGCCCCAACCAGACCAACAAGTCGTTCGCTGGTGTCCCCGGTTCGATGACCGAGGCCAACTTCCTGAACGTTGCCAACGTGGTGGCCGCCAAGGCAGTTCTGGGTGAGCGAGGCGACAACCTCGACTCCATCGCAATGCACTCCAACGTTGCGTACTACCTCCAACAGATCGGAATGCTCGTTTTCAGCACTTCCGCGCTGTCTGCAGGTGGCGCCGTTGTGTGGGGCGGCGGCGGTGTGGGTGTGACCCAAACCGAAGTGGCGACCTTCGCTGGTCTCCGCGTGGTGATCGACGACCAGCTGGTTGCACTGACCGGCGGCACCGCTACCCACGCCAAGAAGTACCCCGTGTACCTCTTCCAAAGCGGCGTTGTCTCCGAGGGCATCCAACAGGACCTGCGTCTGGCTGCAGACCGCAACATCCTGTCGATGCAGGACATCCTGGCAGTCGACTACCACTACGGTTACCACGTGACCGGCACCAAGTGGAACGTGGCCGGCGACAACCCGACCAACGCTGCCACCACCGGCAACCTGGCCGATACCGCCTCCTGGAGCCTGGTGTACAGCACCACCAAGCAAGTGCCTATCGCTCGCCTGCTGGTCAACACCCCGTTCGACACCTCCGCCTACGCTTGATTCGAAGCGGAAACCAAGAAGCCCCCGAAAGGGGGCTTTTCTTTTGGCTAATCAGCCCTCAAGCTGCCCTACACGTACCCGCTCTTGGTACTCAAAAATCTCCGGAGCCCGCCCCACCATTTTGTACGAATGACTCAGCAACTCACGAAACACATGCGGGCTAACGGCTAACTCCTGCTGGATCGTCTCGGCATCTTTACCAGCGGCAAACATCTCGCGGATTGCCACTGCAACGGGCTCCAGTGAGCGAACGGTGTCACCAGGCAACGCGGACGGTGCGGATTTCTCCTTTACTTCTAGGCTGTCAGCAGCTTTGCGAGCAGGCATGAGTACAGTGCGTCTCTTCGTACTACAGGATAACTGTCGCAGCTTTGTTGACGTCCAGTACGGCCAACACCTAGAAGCCCAAGCAGAACTCGAAATGTTTGGCGCAAAGGTTTATCACTCAATGGTGCTGAGCAATCCTCCCAAACAAAGGAAATCACGCACTGGCGCTAGACTCAAACAAAGGATGTACTAACTGTGGCTGCCGTCATTGATGCCACCATCGCTGGGACGTCAGCCAACAGCTACGTAACCCTGGCCGCTGCCAACACGTATTTCGAGACCGTCCCAGACTCGGCCACCTGGACCGATAAAACCGACGACCAGAAAAACCGCGCTCTTATCAGCGCCACCCGCTGGATCGACGCCCTGAGCTTCTACGGCGACCGCTGTACCACTACGCAAGCCCTGAAGTGGCCGCGCGAGGACTTCGAAGTTGACGGCATCGAACTGGTCTGCACTGTCATCCCCACAGAAATCAAAGTCGCCACCTACGAACTGGCACGCGCCCTCGCCAACGACACCGACGCCATCACGGGCAGCACCGGCACCACCGGCCTCTACGACCAAGTGGAACTGGGCGAGCTAAAGGTCAAATACAAATCCAGCTCCATGACACCGGGCATGGTGAACAACGTCTTCGACCTCTACCCTTGGCTGCAGACCTACCTCGGCGCCTATTGCATGGGTGGCGCCACCAACTACGCCGTCCGTCTACGTCGAGGCTGACATGGGCCTAATCGACACCACCTTTGCCCCAATCCCGACCTCAGTCCTTGCCGACTGGGGCCAAAACATCACGTATATCAAAACTTCTACACCCCGAACCTACGACCCAACAACCGGCATAGTCACTGGCGCTGATACTACGGTCACAGTCAAAGCAGTCATCACACGCGTCAGTCCGCGTGAAGCTGAAGGTCTATACCAAACCACTGATCTCAAAGTCATCATTGGCGCCAGCGAGCTTGGCACGTACTACCCGACTGAGGCCGACCGCATCCGATACCAGCAAGCTGGCGCAACCCGCGAGGCAAAGATCATCGCCATCACGACCTATCGCGGCGACAACCCGGTTTACCACTCTCTAATCGTGAGGCCCCAGTAATGGCACGCAAAGGTTTCTGGCAAGGAGGTGTGAATATACTGCAAGAACTTGATCGCGTAGCTGCAACAACGGTTTACAACGGTCCGAAACGCGTCGCTGAAAGACTAGTACGTGAATTACAGCAAGCCGGCCCAAGTTGGACCGGAGAGTTTTCTAACTCTTGGGAAATTCAAACACCCACAACAACCGTACGCGGTACAGGACAACCCGGCGAACCTCGTCCTTTAATTACGCCCCCTTTAACGGGTACTCAAGTAACAACAAGTATCCTTAGTAAGGATAGCGTAGTTTTTCGCATCACTAATTTTGCTCCTCACGCATTAGAAGCTATTGATGCAATACAGCATGACCGCCAATACTACGCACGCCGTTTAACTCCAGAACCGCAAACAGCGTTGGGCCGCCAAAAATGGGAGTTTAACGGTCCTCGTTCTCAAGTTTCTTATCGTGGTCAGATTGGTGGAGGTAGCGAAGGATCTAATTCCAGTCGTACGGCACCCCTCGACTGGTTTGCCACTTACGCCAGCTCTAATCTGGGACGAGCAGTTCAGCTAGAGATGGATTCCGCTATGGCACGAAGATTCTCATGAACTACCAAGCAATCCGCGCCGCCGTCGAAAACCCGCTGCTTTCCGCATTTGGCGCACTGGCACCTGCAGTGCCTGTTTACTTCGACAACATCACAGCGGTCCCACCTAACACCACTACTGAGTACGTTCGCGTCAATGTTACTTTCGGTATTACCAACGAACCCACGCTTACCAGCAGCGTTGACAACGCCCGTGGCGCGATTGCTATCCGCATTTTCACGGAAAAAGGACGCGGCCCAGCCCGCAACCAAACGCTGATCACCACTGCAGTCAACGCACTGGAAACACTCAACAACACCGCGAAAACAACGAGCGGCGTATTTTTCCGCGTCGGCGAAATTAACGGCCCAACATTTTCAGCAACAGAGGAAGCCCCCCACTTTGTGGGACGCATTGATACTTCCTACGTTGCAACTGTCTTGTCGTAGGTGATGCTTAACCACAGGCGCTAA